TAGCAGGAGCGCGAAGCTTCATTTCATCCCGATTAAAGAAACTACGATTATACTCGTAGTAACTATCACTTTGTTTATCAACAGGGATCATCGGGAAAACTTGATCCGCAATAAAGTGAGTTTGGTCTTGCATGTAGGCGATGCTGATATTCGTCAAAGGACGATTAACGTGAACATCACCGGCAGTCGGCTGTGGCATAGCTTTCTATTCCTCCTAGTTTTCCATTCAAATTCAGTTCAGTTGATTACGTGGCAAGCCTAGCTTCAGACTTGAAGAGAACTTCAACGATCTCTCCGTCTCCACCAGGAGTTTCAGTAAAGTAACCAAGGATAGCTTCACCAGTGATAGCGTCAACAGCCTTTCCACTAGCGTTGCATGCAAACGGTCCCCCGTTAGTTCCAGCAGCACCAGCCATAACTTTAGTGCGGGCAGGACCAATTTCAACGTTACAGGGACTCCCGGTTGTGGATTGCTTATCCTGTAAAATACCAATAGCCTGCTCACCATCCCCAGCAAGAACAACTTGTCCGCTGGAGTTAAGTTTAACCAGCTTGAACTGGTTTGAGGAATGATCAGCACCCGCAGGCAAGCTAACGACCTTCCCCATGTCTTGAGTAGCCATAACTCTTTTATCCTCCTATTTCAAAATCAGTTCAAAAATCTTAGCCTGCAATGTAGCGAGCGTACAAACTGGGATTATCTTTCATAGCCTTAGAAATTGCTTTTTCAACTGTAAGGCTGGAGTCTGTGCTTTTTAATTCAGCGGCCTTCTTCTCGATCATTTTCCAAGCTTCAGAGGAATCTGAAGGAGTATCGAGAACATCGCCGTCAGAACCAACGGGAACAAGGTTCTTAGCAATAGCAGCGTCTCCAGCTTTAAGCATCTTCTTGATGGTTTCACGAGGACCTTCAGGCATATCCTCAACAGCCATCAAAGCAATCGCCTTTTCTTGAGCATCACCAGAAAATGCGGGAATTTCCTCAGCAGCGCGTTTTTCAAAATCCTTAATTCGATTCTCACGCTCTGTTTTTGCAATGCGTTTAACTAGCTCTTCATTCCGCTTTTCTGATTCTTCAGTTTGCTTTCTCTGTTTCTTCAACTCTTCAGTTAAAGAAGAGAAACGCTTCTGAATTTTTTCAGGAATATCTTCTGGTTCTGCTTCTGCTTTTCGAACATCTTCAAGAGCACTCATTCGAGTTTCGGCGTCAGCCTTAATAAACTCCTGCTTTTGTTCATCAGAAAAAGACTTGAAAATTTCCTGATCCTCCTTTGAAAGAGTTGCCAAAGTTTCCGCAAGTACCGCTCGATCTTCAGCTTTTTGCAACTCTTCCGTATGCTTTTGCTCGGAATCTTCAAATTTCTTTTCGAGCGTAGCGTAATTCGTCTTGATTTCTTCAAGACTCTTCTGCAACTCTTCAATATTCATGAGTTACCCTCCTTAGGATTTTATACTACTACTTGAATCAGTTCAAAAACAAAGGAATTTAATCCTTCAGCAACTCCACCATCTTTGAACGAATTTTAGAAAGCTCTTTCTTCAAATCTTCTAACTTTTGATTATGTTCTTTTTGTAGTTCTTCATCCACCTCTGCATCTACGTACATCAGTTTTACGCGAACAGGTGGGCCAAAAAGAACTTCCACACCAGAATTTGAAATAGATAACGAAAAAGGAATACGGAAAAATTGTTCTCCATAGTCTTTTTCTACAACTAGCTGGTCAGACCAGATGTCTCGACAGTACACGTCGTCACCAAATCGTTGATATACAGCTGTGCGGATTGAAGATTGAATATTTTCCCAGCTTACTCCCGCGTCGAGAGCTTTTTCAATTTCTTTTCCTAGAGAAAAACTACGAACTTGTGTTACTCCTTTTCTTACGGCATAAGCATTGAATCTCTTGTTGTCACGATCATGAGTTATTTCACTTCTATCGATTCCACGCTTTTTTAGCCAAGCTTCGCAGCGATCTTTATCCCAAATATCTTCCTTAAAAGAGTAATTAAAAATCACAGAACGATTGTTTAGAACACCTGTTGAAATAGTGATTCCAGAGTGAGATGGCTGTTTTTCTTCACGTTTAAAGAAAACAAGTTTGGCGCCAGGATTAGATCCTCTATCAACAAAAGAAACTTCATCAAGGTCCATGTCCGATAAACTTTCAATATCAGATAGAGTCATCATTGTCTCCTAAAATGATTATACCTAGTCAAACGTCAAAATGGGAGTGCTTTTTCCTGAGCCATGAATACTGAATTCAGACAGTAACCCCTCTTTGACTAACTTCCAAACTTCGTCGTTTGTCACGTAGAATCCAACCCACCATCCTGATTTTTCTAAATCAATTCCTAGTACTGCTTGTTTTTCTTTAGTAAACATCATGGACTCAATAAGAAGGCCGACTTGAACAGGATCTTCTCCTTCTCTTTCGTGCATAACACCACCAACACGTGCGTTTAATACAAATTTGTAAGCTGCTTCTTCTAGCTCATTTTCAGAAATAACGTGTCCGTGACTATCCACTACGAGAGTGTCTTTTTCTAAAACTACTGACGCCCAACCAAAAGCCCATCTTTTTTCTTCATCAAATTTAGAAAACTCAGTTCGAATCGGTACAGAAATTTCTTTTAATTTTTCTATTTCTTCTTTTTCAAATACAGGAGAGATCGGACTAAGTACATCAGAGAAAAGATAAACGTTTGATTCTATTTCATCTACAGGATTAAACGAATATCCTATCTTTGTAAATTGATCTACAAATTCGCCATCAGCGTTCAGAACAAATCCTTGAGAATTTTTCCATGTAATTCTTTCTCCTTTAAAAAGACTTGTAGTTCTATAATCGTATGAAATACTACAAGTATTCTTCATGTCATCTGTTAAAAGATCAGCAAATCCTTTTCCGTTAATTCCCTTCTTCACTGAGGTAACTGTAAAAGATTTTGTTTTGATAATCTCTTTCCCGGTAAGAACGTAGTCGTAGTGAATTCCGCCAGAAGCAACTGTGAGCGTAGTAAACGAAAACGGAATAGAAGTAGAAGAAGGAAGGGGATCTTTCTCTGAGGGATCTGCGTATTTCAAAGTGATATGAGGTGTATACCCGAAATTTAAAACAGGCTCTATTCCTTCTAAACGCAACTTGAATATAAGCTCTTCTCTAAGAGCTTCAATACGAGGAATGCTTACAAGACGAACACGAACATCTTTTCCATCAGAGTGCTCCGTTGCCGGAAATCTACCGTGACCTGTAATCTCTCCCTGAATTGGTTTAATACGATTTGCTAGATGTGAAGTTATTTTCTTAACCTTTGTTACTTGTTCTTCCTCTAGTTCTTTACCAAGATAAAGGACAGTAACATGAAGTTCTTCAGGATCTTCTCCATCTTCTAGCGCAATAGAATTTGCTAAAGAGATTGGTAGAAAAAATCCAATCATCACTCCTCGTTTTTCAGGCATTGATTTCCTTTCTACGCAATATCTACAGCGCATTTACAATTAGGATGATGAGGAGGACCCCATATTGGTCCCTCAGTAGAAGCAAACGGGGACATTAAAGGAACTCCGTTTGGATTCAATTCAACTATAGGAATACAATAAATTGAACAAGGGTTTTCAGATAGAATCCAGTATCTTCTGGTATCGCTTGGAAGAAGACCTTGCATGAGCGCTTGACGCCAAACTTCGTTTTGAGCTGCATTAACAATTCTTTGCGTTTCTGTTTTAGCAATTGTCAACGCACGTTGCCATTTTAGTCTTTTAGCGTAATCCTCTGTTAACTTGGTAATTCTGTAAGCTGATAGGCCCCGATCACGCTGTAGAGCCTCTCTGACAGCTTTTTGGGTAGCGTCAGAGCCTAAGTCCTGGCGTAAAGCCCTACGAAGCCCTACGGGAGTCTCAAGCCCTTTCCTAAAATTATCAACAGCTACTGATTGCTGAGCAGTTAGCCCAATTCGACTTTTAATTCTTTTTGCAATAACTAGAGGATCAACACCTTCAAAATACGATTGCTGGAAAACAGATTGAACCATGTCTACTTGATCAAGTACAAAACCATCAACAATTCCAAAAGCAAGATTTTCAAGAAATCCGTCTATCTCTGTCAGATGATCGTTGTAGATAACTTCAGAACCTACTGATCTTCGTCTTGCTTTCGCAATATCTATTTTTCCTAAATTTATCAACTCTTCTTTAACTCCTAGTTTCCAAACATTTCTTATCTCTTCAAAGAATGTTTGTACCTCAGGAGACACACCCTTTCCTTTAAAAATTTCTTTTAAATTCGAGATACGAAGAGAGCCCAAGGCTCCATTGGTAGAAGACGAAGTAATTGAAGAAGTAAGCTCATCAATATCAATTTGATCAGAAAAAATTTCTAGATTGTATAAAAGTACAGTAGCAAATTCTTTTTCTGCGCCTATTCCAACACGAGTCATTCGATGTTTTTTATCACTAAATAAAACACCAGTGCTTTTCAAAACTACTCCTCATCATCGTCTTCAGATTCAACTTCCGGAGTATCCGTATTTGGAGGGTTTATTCGCTGTACAGGAAGAGCACTCGAATCCGGACTCTTAGGAGGAAAATGAGCTTGTTTTCTGAGCCAGTTTTCTAGATCATCATCTGGGAACAAAGGCATTCCAGCAGAACTGATGGATGAAATGAAATCTGATAGTTTTTCTAAATCTGCAGTTTCAACGTCTCCGGCAAATAACGTAGGAGATTCTTCCAAGGGCATTCCGTTAATCTCCAGGAGCCTTGGAATGCCATGCATGTTAAATACCGAAGAAATCATGCCAAGAATAGATTTAAGAGATGTAGAAAATAGTTCTGTCTTATCACTAGATAGAGCAAAACTTCCAACATTCATCTGACCGAGAAAAATGAAATCAGCTAGAACCGTTGAAGCAATTCTTCGATCGTATCTTTCAATAGGCGCGGTAACATCTAGCTGTCGCGTTCCGGCGCTAGAAAGAAGATCAAACTTAATAAGTTGGTTTCCATTTTCATCGTAAGCAAGAGGAAGGTAGATACCCTCCTGCTCATCTCTTCGAACATTTCTAAGAATATCTTGAATTTCACTGCGGTATTTATCATCAAGAAGCGTATCAACGTACGCAATAGGAATTCCTGCTAAATCTCTTTCAATTCCAACTGCTTCTATGTTCTCAAGTCGTTTCTTAAGAAACCAAGAACGATAAGAATTTCTAAGGATACTACGACCTTCAGGATTGCCCTTATGGACGCCTGTTCTAAACTGTAATCCTCTTTCAATAGGAATAGGAACTTGTTGGAATTTTGGCTCCGAAACTTGAATAGCCGCGACTATCCCTCCCTGATCATCAAAATCCCAGGTATCAATTGTTTCTTGTGCTCTGATTGGTATTTTTCTCCAACCAATTTTTCCATCATTGTATTTAGATCTTTTACTCGAATCGCGGTTGTTGCCTAGTCTCTTTTTGTAGACAATCTCGTGGAAACTAAAACCATACGTGAGCATGCTCAAAATTTCAGCAACAAGGTCCTCCCATGTATGAGACATATCTCCGAGGCACTGTTCTACAAATAATCTTGTTTCTTCATTATTTCCAACAACCTTCCAATCAACGCCGCGAACAGCTGTTTCGATTGCGTATAGAATAGCTCCAACAGTGGGATCATTATCCCGCATTTCACGGTATATTCTTTTTCCGCGAGGACCAGAAAGTTGCGTGAGCCATTCTTCACTTATTTCACTACGGTTGCCTTGCCTTTTTAAACCACTAACACCAAGTTCTTTTTTAGGAGAATCTGCTGCCTTCCCGTAGATCATAGTTGTCCTTTTTGTAGGACTATTTTTTGATACTGAATTTTTAGCAGCCACAGTGACCTCTTTCTGACTTTGATTATTGTAGCTAATTCACAGGGGATAAAGGAGACGATCTTGTCAGGTTTCCGATGGCAGGAAGATTCTTAAATCTGTTTAACTTCGCGCGCATCTTAATAAATTGCCGTAATGCTTGTGACATAGCATCAACTCTGTCGTTGTAGGAAGCTCTAGGGAATCCCACACATTCATTTATAAATTCTTGAACCCAAGGATTAGTTTTACGATCTGGAAGAAAAACATTTCCACTTTCAACGAGGGGACTGATAGCCATGGCTCTTTGTGTTTTACTTCCTTCTGGATCTACGGGCATAATCCCTTCTATCTTTGTTTTTAGACTATCGATGGCCGCTGCGCCATTTGCCTTGTCTTCAATGTAAATCGCAGAAGTTTCAGGCCAATCTTCTTTTGTGTTTGTAATCGCTTGTAGAGTTTGTGTAAAAGTCATCTTCCTATGAACTTCATCTAAAAGATAAGCATTAGGTCCCCCCGCTCCCCAAACTTGCCCGCTTACATAAGCAGAACCTTCCGTATCCTTAAATGCTAGATCCCAAGATTGGAAAATGAAATCAAGATTTGTTTCTATATGTTCATAAAAGTTAAACCAGTCTTCTTGAAAAATAGCTCCTTCAAGGTTAGCGGGACGCTGCTGTAATTGTGCGTGAGCTTTCCATTTCAACTCTCTCTTTAAAGAGCTAATTTCCTCTTCATCAAATCTTTCTTTCCAAAGAATTTCATTTATTTCAGTTCTAGGATCTCTAAAGCCTAGTAAGCCAAATGTAGTACTTCTATCATGTGCTCTTCCTTCGTACTCCGCAGGAAGAATAAGGCACTCGTAGTCTTCTGGATTCGTAGCTAGAATGTGACCAGTAAGATCGTCTGGATGGCATCTCTGCTGAATAAGAACTTTCACACTATCTTTCGTATTTTTACGAGTACTAATACTGCCCGTCCACCAACCAATAACTAAATCACGACTAACTTCATACTCAACTTCTTGAACGTTATTAGGGTCATCAACAATAATTACATCACCACCCTCACCAGTACCAACACCACCAACTGAGGTACTGATACGGTAGCCTCCACGATCATTTTCAAAACGAGTTTTTGCGTTTTGATCACCCGTAAACTTAAAACGATCTCCCCATAAAGACTGGTACCATTCACACTGCATCAGGCGACGACTGTGAACAGCGTCACGAGTACTTAGTCCTGAAGAGTAACTAGCAGTAAGGAAGCGACGCCCTGGTCTAGCTCTAGGACCCCAAAGCCAGGCAGGCCAAAATACGTTTACCGTTAATGATTTTGTATGTCGGGGAGGAACGTTGATGATTAAATTTTTAATCTGACCATCAGCAACAGCTTCCAGATGTTCACAAATAGCATCGATATGCCAACCTCCAATAAAATCATCAGGGACGATATTGGACCATCCTGCTTCCATAAACTCTCTCAAACTTTTCTCAGAAAGAGCTTTGTCTATCTTTGCAACTTCTTGTTGTAAGCTGTCTGAAGTCATAATTAGAAATTAAACTTAAAGAAGGTCATAACATCTTGTACAGGAACGTTAATAGGAGTTCCATCACCAAGAGAACCCCAAGAATCCGTCGCGGTAGTCGTACTTTCTCCGTCCGCTTGATCAGCAAAACGAATTCTTGCTAGTTGACTATTCGGTTTAATAGAACCCGTTGCCTCTCCTCTAGGATTTTCAAAAATTGTATTCATTTGAATTATATCTAGAGGAGAATCCCATAAACAAAAATCAGCGATAGTACCATCAAAATAGCTGGAAGAACCATGTTGTCTTCCCATTTCAAATCCTGTGTCTCCTTCTGAAGCACAAGTTCCTGTTCCAGAGCCACTCGTCGTCCCCTCACCATTTACAAAAATATCACAATCTGAGGAACCGACGTCTCCATTCCATCGTAGTGTAACAATATAGGTTCTTCCAGCAACTAGATCAGTATCATTCTCCCATTCGGGATCAGATCCGCTGGAAATACAACCAAAATTAACATTTGCTCCAGAAAGACGTACCCACCAAGCTCCGTCTTTGTTACATATGTACTGAGATCCTGAAACTGAATCCGGTCTAACTATGAAAGAAATACTTAATCCGCCTCCAGCAGCTAAATTATCACAGGCAGAAGATACTGTTCCACTTCCCCAATCAATGTATTCATTGCTTCCATTCAGGCGACAACCAAGAAGGTCTACAGGAGCTTCACCAACAAATGTACTTGCATTTACTTTATTAAGCAAAAGATCTTTGCGACGAACATTCGGACCAAGTGTTAAATCATAGTAGTACTTACTTTGTACTCGCACACCAAAATCCATCTGACCAAGGATATAGGGAACAGATAACTTATTAAGAACAGCACAAGTAAACCTAGAAGTACGATTAATCGTCCAACCATCATAGGGAGAGCTAACACGACAAGAAGCGTGCATCAACGCGTCTTTCTTTCTATCAATAACAGCTTGTGCTAAAGTATCTAAAAAACTCTGACTTGCGATATTGTCGAATCGGTATGAACGAGGATTTCTAACATCAATTTCCCCTTGACTTGTTGAATCAACTACTGAAGAAATAATAGTTTTTCCAGTTCCAGCAACACCGCCAATAACGTTTACTTCATTTTGAGGATCCGTGTGTTCAGCAATTGTTTGAGGATTTTCATAAGGAGCTGAAGAACGCTCTCCAGTATCTGTATAGACGTAACTATTAAGTTGAGTTATGTCGTTTTCATGCTGTGCTCCCCAAATAAAAACTCGTGAGCTTCCATCTCCCGTGTAGATGTAGCTCGAACCGCTTTCTACCAAACCACAAAGGATCTGTACTACGCTTCCACCGCTGCCGGCGTTTCGTATGTAACTACAACGCCACCAACCATTTCCAGCGTCTTCAATCGCTGGTGTAATCGAAGAGTCGTAACCACCAATAACCGTGCCATTGGTAAGATCGTAGATCACACCAAGGTAAGTCGCTGTATAATCACGCATTTGAAGCACAATACGATCTCTCGTATCCGCCTTCGCGAAAATGCTAAATGCCTGATCTGTATCCGCTGTTGCTTGAGCAGTGGTGAGAAGTCTTTCTACTCGGTGCTGAATAGGTCCCGCCGCAGCTTCAACTAAAGCATCTGCAGTTTGCTCACCATTAGGAGCTGTAGTTGCATTTGCAGTAATACTTGAAGAAGTTTTAGTCCAATCCGAGTGATCAAATGCCTCGCTTTTTGTAATTTCATTTGTAGTAGGTCCCCCATCAACAAGATCAAACAGTGCTAATTGAGCACCTGGTTCGTCTGTGTAGTAGAGTTGACCAGCGTGTTCATAATAATGCGCTCCACTCACTTTAGCAACTTGCGATATTGCCTGTTGAAGCGTCATTCCTTCTGAAATTGAAAAATCTAATCCAGTCGTTGTTTGTTGAACGTGTGTTGTAGTTGCTGAAGCTCCGCTTGTATACGTGTAAGGCCCATCATAAAACGTGTTTACTTCTTCTTGCAATCCCCAAGCATAAAATTTATCAGTTCCATTTGCTGCAAATGTAATACTTGTACCATTATGCGCGTATACTCTCCAAACAGGTGAAGTTCCTCCAGACTGGCTGTCCGCAGTCATCACAACACGGTACCAGCCTCCTCCAATGTTTCGAATCCAAAAACCTACCGAGCCACTGTCGGCAAATTTAGAGCCATCAGTAAGATCGTATTCTACATATCGGGTATTTCCAGCACGAGTTAAGTACTCCAAACGAAAATGATCAATTTCTCCTGCTTTAACATGTAGTGAAAATGTCTGAAATGTGCTACTCGAACCATTCCCTGCGTATTCTATGTAATGCGTATTGTTATCTGTATTAGGAACTATTGCGTCTGCAGTAGTTTCACTATCAGGAGCCTCGACCGCATTCTGCGTTATTGAACATCTCGTTTTTGTATAAATACCGTTATCAAGTTCTTCTGAATAAGTAAGAG